GCAGGCCAAAGTTGGCGGAACCGTTCTGACGGTATCGCCTGATGGCGTTACCATTGAAGGCAAACTCACGGTCAAGGGCGGCATTGTTGCCCGGGATGATGTTAAAGCGTCCAACGGCAGCATCAGCCTTGCAAACCACACCCACAATGGCGACAGCGGCGGCATGACGGGCAAGCCGCAGTAAAGGAGGAAAAAGCGTGATAGACCTGAAGCTCGATGCCACCGGGGACTTAGAACTCTCGGCGGCAGGCGACATTTCAGCTACGGACAGCATCGTACAGGCTGTCCGTATTCGTTTGCTCTGGTTCTTTGGAGAGTGGCGGCTGATGCCTTCGCTCGGCTTTCCGTACTTTGAGAACCTGCTGGTCAAAAATCCGAATGAGTCCAAGCTCCGGCATCTTATCCGGGAAACCGTGATGTCTGTCGATGGAGTGAAGGATGTGACGGATATTTCGTTTGACATTGACAAAAAGAACCGCAGTGCGTCCGTTGCGATCTCGTTTACTACGGACGAAGACAGGTTCAGAGAGGAGATCAGAATACCGTGGCAAAATATGGCTTAACACCGCAGGGACCTAACCCGAAACGTCTGGATGCAATCCTCGATGATATGCACGAACGAATGTCGGCCCGCCTCGGCGTGAACACCCGCCAGAACCCACAGTCTTTGCTGAATCACCTGCTGACCAATGTAGCAGATGAAATCGCAGAGCTGTGGGAATTTGGCGTGGATGTGTATCACTCGGAGTACGTTTCCAGCGCGACCGGAGTGAGCCTTGACTATGCAGCGCAGTTCGGCGGCTCCACGCGCGGAATGGCTGCAAAGTCCTACTACAGCATCCTCTGTACCGGCGTGGACGGTACGGCTATTCCGGTCGGCACGTCGATTGCATCCGACACCAGCCCGGCCACGAACCTTGTTTCCAGCGCAGACGCAGAGATCACGAGAGCATCCTTCAACAAGGCCACCGTTATCCTCGCGTCCCCGGAGGCAAAAACAGCCCTTGGGGTGGCTCTTAACGGAAACCTATACACCATTACCCCTGACCCCAAACAAAGCACCAGCGAAGCCCTAGAGGCTCTGGGAACAGCCATCACGGATAAGGACTTCCATGTGACGGTCATCAACGACACCATCGTGATCGAGGCGGTCGATGAAACCAGCTCCAATACGCTGGTCCTGTCAGAAAACCTGACCACTGCTTCTGTGGGCAGCATCGTCACATTTGAGACTGCCGAGCCGGGCGACATCTTCATTCCGAACGGCGTAATCACGAAGATCACGAAAGCTGTTCCGGGCATGGAGTCCGTGGTCAACGTGGGAAGCTATGTTGCCGGTCAGCTCGCAGAGAGTGATGTGGAGTTCAGAAAGTCCTACACGAACAAAATCTACAACCGCTCGTCTGCCATGCTGGAAAGCATCAAGAGCGCCATCCTGAAGAATGTGCAGGGTGTGGTGAGCGTAGCTCCCTATGAAAACTGCACAAATGAAGTCGATTCTGCCGGCCGGTGGCCGCACAGCATCGAAGTTGTGGTCGAGGGCGGTGACGCAACAGAAATTGCCCAGCAAATCCTGAACACAAAGGCAGGCGGCATCAACACTTTCGGCAGCGTAGAAACCACCCTGCACGGCGTTTACGGCGAAGACATCGTGGTGCGCTTCAACCGTCCGACGTATATCAAGGTCTGGTTCAAGGTTGGCGTCACTCTGAGCCCGAACACAAATCCGCCTACCAACTATGTCGAGCTTGTCAAAGAGCAGATTCTGGAGAAAATGAGCACACTGGGGGCGGGCGAGAACGTCATCCCACAGAAGTTCAACCTTCAGGTGTCTGGCATCGACTACATCGACGTATGGTTGTTTGCAACACCGAATGACGGCGATATGCCCACTGGCTACACCCAGCGCAGCGTGTCCATCTCGTCACGGGAGCGGGCCGTTACGGACGAAAACAGGATTGAGGTGGTCATGGATGGCTGATTACGTCCAGAAGCTCCGGGATGATCTTGTGGAGCAGTTCAAGGGCAAGCCGGTCATCGACGCGCTCATGGAGGCCGTCGGTGATGAGCTGAACGAGGTTCGACAGTTCTACGAAGACCTGCGCGACAAGCGGAATATCCAGACCGCAGTTGGGAAGCAGCTTGATGGCATCGGCGACAATGCGGTTCTGACCCGCCTTGAAGCCGGTGCTTTGGCCTGCGCCAAAGAATCTGTGTATGTACTGGATGATGATGCCTACCGGACGTACCTGATATACAAAATCTGGAAGAACACCAACCGCTGCACCTACTACGACATCATCCGGGCGTTCAAAATGTTCTGGGACAAGCCGCTGCATTACCGCGAGGACCCGGATGTTCCGGCTACCATGATTTTTGAAACCGACGCCCTGACGCCGGAAGATGATGTTTCCAAGCTGCTGAATGCACCCTTTATCAAGGCCGCAGGCGTAGCCATCATGGTGGTCGCAAAGACTGAATCACCAGAAATGGTCGCAGATGTGCCGATGCAGGCCATTCTGGGGCGCGGCTATATGACCACGACCCTGCCGGAGATAGCAGTTGGCGAGGACTTTATCGACACCGTGCTGCCGGTCCCCGCAGCACAGAACATCACGCAGACGAAACTGCCCGAAATCGAGGAGGATAAGTTATGAGCTACTATGGCTTTGTTGTTACGGACAGCGGTCGAGAGCTGATTGCCAAGCTGGTTGCAGGGCAGCAGCTCCCGATCTCGAAGATTATGGTGGGAAGCGGAATCGTCCCGGACGATGTGAAGCCCGCATCCATGACCGCGCTGATTGAGCCGGTCGCTGCGGGCACATCGACTGCGCCGGTCTATGATGGAGCCAGCGTCCGCATGATCGTGGAATACCGCTCTGACCTGAACGGTGGTCTTGACCACGGCTTCTGGCTCCGGGAGTTCGGCGTATTCGCCTTTGACCCGGACAAGGGCGAAGTTCTCATCTACTACGGAACGCTGGGCGATTATCCGCAGTACGTCAGCGCCGCCTCTGACACCGGAGTAGACGTCCGCCGCTTCCCGGTGTGTATCGTCATCGGCGAGGGACTGGGCGCCACCGTAGACTATAAGTGCGAGGCGTGGATGACGGCGGAAGATGTGGAGCAGTATTGCTCGGTCACGATGCTCCCGGCATTCCTGAAGGAAGCGCAAAAGCTCGTGGATGCCCACAACGACGATGAGGAGGCCCACCACTCCATCCAGAACAGCATCTCCGACGTGTCCGCCCGGCTGGCTCTGCTGGAGCTGATGTTCAACACCTCCGTCACCGGCAATCCGTTCACAGTCACATTTGAAACGCTGGACGGCACGGTGGTAGAGGGTGTCTGGAACACCACGGCAAAGAGGATTGAGTTCTGATGAAACGGATGTTTTTTTCGCGATCACCTCCGGACAGCTTGCGGAAAGAGTTTTTAACTGATAAAGGAGATTTTTTCTATGGCTTATGCGACCTTGAGTTCCAAAGCAATCGGCAGCACCATCAAGCTGAAAGTAAATGGTTCTGCGAAAGATTTCATCGTCGTCCATCAGGGCAAGCCGTCCAGCGTCTATGACGATAGCTGCAACGGTACGTGGCTGCTGATGAAAGACATCTACGAAAAACGCCAGTGGAATAGCTCGAACACTAACGACTACGCCAACAGCACCATCCACTCCTACCTGAACAGCACATTCCTAAACCTTCTCGAGCCGAACATCAAGAGAGCCATCAAGCAGGTAAAACTCCCGTACCGCAAAGGCAGCGGCTCGTCCGAGACCGTTACCAGCGGCTCGAACGGCCTGTCTGCGAAGATTTTCCTGCTCAGTGCGGCCGAAACGAGTTTCAGCCACGCCTATATGCCGAGCGGTGAAGGCACGGAGCTAGCCTATTTCAAGGGTTGTGCGGACGATAGCTCGGATTCTAAGCGTGTCGCATATTTCGGCCGCTTTGCCGACTTCTGGTGGCTCCGCTCTCCGAGCTGCAGCGGCTACTCCAACTACGCCCTGTACGTCGGCTCCGATGGCGGCTTGGACGACTATCTCTCCCCCAGCTCATACGGCATCCGCCCCGCTTTTGTACTGCCCTCTACTCTCTTGGTATCTGACGATGGCACGGTCTCGACTAACACCGCGCCCTCGACTCCGTGGA